AGGGCCGTAAGGCTCTTTAAGACTTCGTGAGAAGTCAACGTTCGACGACGTATATTGTAGTTTAATGCTGCGTATGCTGAGGATGTTCCCCAACCCAAATTAGGACTTGCACTGATAAATTCCACGATTATTAAATTAATTACGAATTTGTTCTTGCGAGTGCAGACTTCCACCCTTATAGGGGGTAAGACTACTTCGAAAGAAGTTAAAACGTCTTAGGTACTCCTTATGAAGAAATTCATAAGAATCACCTGTAAATAGGCGGAAGTTCTAGCTAAGCTTACCTAACGGTAAGTGATCCTGTATATCTGCGGCTCCCCGCAAGGGGAAAACCGAAGTTTAATGTCTCTTTGAGAAACACTTAACCTGTATGAGAACAGTATACCAGGCACTGATTAGTATAATCAGGCACTAGTATCCCGACCTCTGTGCGAAGAAACCTTAATAACTAATTCCCGTAAGGGTGTAATAGTAAGCGTAGTACGATACTATTACTAATTATTAAGAACGTTATCACCTGAATAAGGGTATGGCAGACGGAATGGCTCCTTGGTTTTAATCAAGAAAGTTTTCCGGCTCCCCAGCCCTTAAGGCAGTCACTGGTAACCATGCATGGTACTAAGGGAGAACGTAGTCAAAAGACTAGTTATCCGAGAGCTACTCATACACTTGGTCGAAAGGGGTAATACCCTGACGGCGGCCACCTAGGCCTGAGGGATTGGACCGTAACGTTTCTTCGGAAACAGGTTCCCCAAGGGAGGGCTCACTGTAATAACCATGTTTAAAACTAAACAACAATTATTAAAGCTAAAACATATTCTAACGAATAGAGTTTCAGCGTCAGTGGCAGTGTCAACAAATAGCATTAATGATACCTTTAGTGTAAAAGCTAAAGGGGCCTTACTTTCGTTATTCATAAGATTAACGGAAGTTATCGGTTTACGGATCTCTTCTTACAAAGTTAGCGTAATGCTAGCCTTCCTTAGAAAATGCTCGCATCTCTACAGACATAATGGGATGAAGGGTCTTGTAAATTATCTTAAAGCATGTCAAGTCTTGTTCCAGCAATCGCTGGGACAGATGAGACTGCATGACACTTCTGAATTGAAGTGCCGGCCATCTCGAACTAAGTTCGGGATGCCTCGGATAATTCCAGCCCAATGGCGTTACCAAGTACGGGTGGAGGAGAATACTCAAATCATGAGATTAATCATGACTTTGCTAGCACTCTATAGAGTTCTAGAATTCCCTGGGAAATTAAAACTTGAAACCATCACTGATGGTTTTAAGGGTTCACTACGGGCCGGTAGTTTATACTGGACCGTGGTGCGCCATATTCCGAATTTTGTTAAGTTAATTAACAAAGTTCAACAGGAGAATAAAGTTACTCCTCTGCAAGTACGCGGTATAACTCCACGACCGATTATCAAATCGGCACCGGGAGTTGCCGGAGGGATGGTTTCTACATCACCTTTTACCCTGCTGCTGAGCGCTCGAGCGTATAGTTATCTCGGACTAAAAGACTGCATGGAATTCTTTATCAAATTCTTTGAGAAGGGTACGAAAGTACCTTTCCCTGGATTGATGCGGATATTCCAGTCAGTAGTTTCGCTTCCAATCAACCTTATGCCTTCAATGGATAATGTTCCATTAGGTGCCCTGGCTCTGAAACACGAGCCAGCCGGTAAAATCAGAGTGTTTGCCATGTGTGATGCCTGGACCCAATGGGCCCTGGAACCACTTCACAACTGGTTGTTTGATACTCTTCGGTATATTAATACTGATGGTACATTCGACCAGATGAAACCTGTCTATCAACAGATAGATAAGTTTTCATGTGCATTCTCTCTAGATCTATCGGCGGCAACCGATCGGCTTCCTATTTCTATCCAGATAAAACTGCTTGAGTCTTTAATAAATAAAGATTTTGCAGTTCAATGGGCTAGACTCCTTGTGGGTCGAACCTATTGGTTACCTGAAAATAGAAAATTGGATATACCCGGACAGCCATTAACTTATGCTGTCGGGCAACCGATGGGTGCTCTTTCGAGCTGGGCCATGCTGGCTCTCACCCACCATCTGTTGGTTCAGGTGGCGGCGTGGGAGGCAGGATATAAAGTTGAGGAATGGTATAGCGGATATGCCGTGTTGGGGGATGATTTGGTAATCTTCGACCCAAAAGTTAAGGACTCGTATTTACGAGTCTTGGCGGATCTAGGTGTAGAGTGCGGAATAGCAAAATCGCTACTCTCCTATAATAGGAGCGTAGTCGAGTTTGCGAAACGGACTCTGTATAAAGGAGTGGACGTAAGTCCCATTCCTTTATCAGAGTTCATTTCTGCATTGTACTACCTACCTGATGCCATTTCTTTTGCAAGAAAATACCATCTTACCTTTCCAGCATTGCTGAAAGCCTTAGGGTTCGGCTATAGAGTAAGATCTACTATGTTTAAATACATAGGAAAATTGAATTCGAAAGTACGAGCCTTGATGTTCGCATATCATCTCCCGGAAGACGATGAAGCTGCTACTGCTTTATTTAGTAAGGGTAACCCCATGCTATCTAAATCTACTTTAGAGTTAGTATTGAAAGAGTTCAAAACTGTGATGATGCAGAGGTACTTACCGCGAATAGAGACCAAATTGAAAAATTGGGTCTCTACGCCGGTAATTATCAAGGAAGTAGGAGAACAAACTACTAACAGA